TTCAGCCGTTGAGATGCGCTCAAATGGTTCAAGTAGGATACCAACTGTTTCCACTGTCACCTCAGCCTCAGTGATTGCAGTTAGTGAAGTGTTAGGGTCAGCATACCAAGTTCCATCAGCAGGTACAGCACCCATAAACTCTACTGTTAACTCGCCAGCACCTGAACGCTTGATTGCTCTAATGCCGTTACGCTGTTTTTCAGTGGCTGAAACAAGCGCAAACAACTCAACCGCTCGGTCAAGGAAAGCGTCAATATCAGCTGGGGCCGTACCCGTGTCATCCCACACAAGGTCAATAGGGAAGGTTGCACTTGTACCTAGGCGAAGAGTATATGCATTGTCAGCAGGAGCAGCAGCTTCAAGGTCAGTTGTGAGCGTCTTATGTGATACAGCAGCCTCAACTGCCGTACCACTGATAGCACCTGTTACATCTGTTACTAGTACATGGCGCTCAGTTGCGCTCAGAGCGCCTTTGTCTGTAATGGTAGGCCATAGGCTAGTAAGTCCATTTCTGAACCCTGCAATGTAGTCTGAGCGCATTTGAGCGCGTAGAGCTTCATCGATTGTTAGCACACCAATGTTGTTGCCCAGTGAACCAACATAACGAGCAAACTCAACCAGAGTACCTGTATACTCGGTTAACTCATTATAGTTCTTGATTGTTGGGGCAGTTTCACCCGTTCTTACAGCATTCGTTGCACCCACTTGAAACGCACGACAAACTTGTGCTGAGTTTGCATAACGGAAATAGTCATGCAGCACTAATTGGTCAATACCTGATGCAGTAATTGAAGGCTTGCCAAAAATATTCACCAACTCGGTTTCGCCGCTAGTGATTGAAACAACTTCTTCAACTGGTCCCCACAAGAAGCGGCCCACAAACCCTGCCGCCTGAGTGAGGGCAGATCTGGTCGCTAGGGACGCATCACGTTCAGTGAAGCGAACTCCTGGTGCGATATTAAAACTATCAGCCATGTCAGAATCCTCATCTATTAAAAATTTTATACTATCTGTCTATTTACCCTTAGAGATAAAGACCGTCGTTATCACGCTGATCCCCAAATGGTTCGGCGTCCCCAAAGAACTGTTCTGCATTGTCATATACAGGGATACCTGCATAATGATCCACCTCATGTTCTTCACCACCCGAACTCACACCGCAGATTGTGTAAGCCTCAACTCGACCCAGTGTACCGTCCTTGTTGGCCTGTTCACTGATATGTGTCATCAGGGTTGAGCTGAACTCTTCTTGGAACCACCTCTGCTTTACCAGCCAACCAAACAACACCAAGGTCATCACACAATCATCGTGACACCCCTCATCCGCTGCATAGCTGTCCTTCACAGCAATAAAGTTACCTATCTCGTGTATTGTGACGTTGTCCTCAATGAGTAGAACGCCGCGCTCCACAAGTGACTTGAGGTTACTACAGCCCACTGCCTTGGTCTTGGCGTTAGTTCTTAGACCCGCCTTACGGTTTGACCCGCCAATTACAGTTCCTGAACCTTCGTCTTTTGTACCCGTCTTAAGAACGTACTCGTACTCTAGGTCACGGGTTAACACTGCGGTAAATTCACCGCCCATGTCGTTGTTTCGCTCAGGTAAAACCCAGCACTCACCGTACTCCTCACACATGGACTTTACAACGTGTGGAAACAGTAGCGGGTCAATGGCATTGTTACGGTACAACGCCGCTGTTCTGTAGGGTATCTCGGTGACGTCAAGTATACGACAAACTGAGTAATCCTGCTCAACGCCGCCCCCAATGTCAGCCACAGCCACATACTTGCGCTTTGAATCATACTCACTGTAGATTTTAGTCCACTCATCGGGGCGCTGGTCTTCATTGGGAACAACAGCAACCATCTGTTCTATAAACTTGGTCTTTATCAGCGTACCGATTGAGCCCTTGAAGTTACACTCATATTCCTGCTTGAAGCGGGATTCACCGAGTGCCTTGACCTTCTTGTCCTTCCAGTCGGGGTCTTTGCAGTATGTGGGTACATTGTGCCATGTCACCATAACCTTGTGGAACTCGTTGGTCTTACCCTGTTCGTCAGGGTCAGCCTCCATCCAAGTTTTGTATAGTAGACCACGTTGACCTTTAGGCGTTGAGGTCATAATAATACGTGAGGTCTCTGACTGTGACACCGCTGGGAATGTTGACTCCCAGAACTCCATGTCGTTTTCAATGAAGGCAACTTCATCAATGTATAGAAGTGCTGCTGACCTACCACGAATTGAGTCAGAGCTTGTAGCGTATGCAACCACCTTGGAGCCATTGTCAAACTCAACCTCACCCGCACCGAACTTGGTTACACCCCTCATAAGAAAGTATGGGAGATCAAGTATGGCCTTCCGTACCCTTGTGAGGATTTCTAGTGCTTGCTTTTCCTTGTTAGCGAGTACGAATACCTCTTTGTGCTCATTGAACAATACAAACCAAGCTAGGAAAGCACCCACAACGGTTGTCTTCCCGCTCTGACGACACTGTACGTCTATTACAAAGCGGTGGTCATGGAAAGCGTTCAGGAGCTCCTCTTGGTATGGGAACGGGTCAAAGAGAATAAAGCCCTTATCGATTGACGTGATTTTGTAGTAGTTTTTGGCAAAGTAGACAGGATCCTGAGCACACTTCATGTACTCAATTTCCTGTTCCATGTTCAACTCAAGGTCTACTCCTGAGTCCTTTAGGTTGGTAAAGCGAGGAAATGTCTGTGATTTCTTCAGCTGTATATCCTCAACGGGGAAGCCCGTCTTCATTGGGACATACTCTTGGCCTTCAGCTCTAGTTGTCATCACCCACCTCCACGTCTACTATGTTATCATCATCTTCTTCAGCAGCTCTCTTTTCATCAAGTGCCAAGGCTAGGCGCTGAATCTCGTCATTGCCAAGTGGCTTCTCGCCATTTTGTTCACGCTCGCGACTGAAGCTTACAACCTCCCACACTGAACTCTGTGAGGGGCGGCGGGTTAGCCTTACATCTTGGACTTCATTAGACTCACCGTCAATAACATTACCATTGGCGTCTGTAGGTTGGCCCTCAAACACTGGAGCGGTATTAGAGGCACGTGCTTTGAGTTTGCCCTCACTAAGTTTACCCGTAAGACCAATAAGTGAGTCAGCGAGCTTGAGTTGCGTCTGAACCAGTTTGTCATGGGCTTCAAAGTTTTTAGGGTGCATGGTTGTCTTGGCAATACGTGCATTGTTGACGATCATGGTTTGGTTGGCCTTCAACAACCAATGAATAGACTGGCGAGCGATATCATAGTCAGTTTTTACATCACTGCCTTCCTCGCCCTCAACAGAACTCTCAAGAGGTTCAACCGTTTCAGGGAACTCCTCTAAATCAGGCATAAGCTCTTCAGGTTCGATTTCACCGTCCTGCATTAGCTCAGTAGAAGCAGCGTCAGCGGTTGCCATACTGGACATCATACGTTCTAGTTCTTCCATTTCGGAGTTACTTGTACTCATGCGAAGTCTCCTCTTATCCAAACACCAGACCCAATTAAATCAACTTCAGGTTCAGCCTCAGGTGTGTAAAGCCAAGCACCCTGAGAAACTGGCTCAGTCTGTAGCGGTTTATCTGCATCAAACCTAGTAGCCGCATCATACTCACTACCGTATACATTCAACCACGCAAATGTTTCGTCCTCGGCAAGAGTACGCGAACTTGTTGAGAAGAACACATCAACCTCTTTGATGATACCATGTGTTTGCGGTTCTTGCTCTAGTAGATTTGGACCATGGAAGTGTCCACCATGAAGCTCAAATCCAAACGTTGCATCATAGTAGGAAGGTTCTTCACCGCTACCTTCCCAATCATTGTCCCAATCCTGCCCAGTAGGGCTTAGAACCAAGACCTCTTCAGTACCCAAAGTTGACGTTTTCAGCGTTAAGTGTGGGTATGTCTGAAACACAAGGGTCTCAAGCGCCTGAGCCATATCATTGAACTTTTTAAAGCGCATACGAAACTGAAACTCAAGTACCACTGGAAGAGGGGGATGAGTTATCTCCTCTCCAACAACCTTGGTGATGTTGCGGTTTAGGACAGCCTCAGCAACAACCTGAAAGCCTGTAATCTTCAGGGTTGATGATAGCCCCGTACTTACTACATCTGTTGTCTTATTCTGATTGCGCTTGCCGCCCATATACTGAATAGGTATACGCACAACATTACCCTCAACGTTTACTCTTAGGTCACTTAGTATAGAGGCAACCAACTGAGTATATTTCACAAGGGACTCGCGATAATAATTTACAGCTAAAGGATTACCCATGATTAATCTCCAAACTCTGTGATCTGGTTGGGGATTTGATCTTCAACGATCTCATCGCGCTTGTCCTGTGGAACCTCTACCTGCTGGATGGTGTTGTCTACTGGGTCTTCACCGAGTAATAGATTTTCCAGCTCATCAAGTTCTTCAACGCCTGTGTTCATGTCTTCGCCTTCATAGACAAACTTAGTACACTTGATGCGGAAGGTGTAATTCTTGCCCCACTGGCGGTAATCTTCATCCTCAAGCTTTTTCTGCACCTCAAAAGCCATATCGGCAAAGTCAAGATAGATAATATCACCTGCCTCAGGCTCAGCGGTAGCACCTAGTTCCTCACGGAATCGTTTACCCGACACCTTGAACGTAATGGTATCTTCCATAGTGAAGCCGCCAAACGAACTAAACAGGTCACCTTCACCGTTAAAGTTAGTGACTTCCTCAATATACATCTCAACGGGAACGCCCGTTGTAAATGAACTTTCTGTGTGCTCGTTGAATACGGTAACTCGGTCACCGCCTTCTTGTCTGCGAATATAATGGGTGTTAACGCCGCGTTGCTCAATAGCTTCTTGGATAAGGTCTTCAACTAGACCCTGTTGTCCTGCGTCGCTTACGTGATTAAAATAGGGAGAGACTGGCATGGAAGCCTCCTCATAAATTTGCTCATATACAGCTATTTAGTGAGGAGGGCGTTATTTTGAAGTTTACCCAATGAAAATATCAGGCGGAAGTTGGTGTTCAAGTTTGAGTTGTTCTTCAAGTCGTTCTATCTCAGTTTGTGCATCACGCAAGATTTCAGCGCCGTTGAGCTCAATACCGCCAACAAGCTTGACCCCTGATACCTTAGACAACACATTACCCCATCTCAGTTTGATAAGAGCAGTTGCATACTCCTTGAGCCACATGTTGTTCCAAGCATCTTCATTCCCTGCGGTTTGGGGATTAACGCGGCGGTATGTCTTGAACGCATACTGCTCCCCCTCACTGATAGGAAACTTAAGAGTGATCTCTCGCTTGTAACGGTTAAAGCTCAGAGGATATTCAGGTCCGAGTACATCATTCAGGGTATGAAGTCTCTGTGTCATGGCAACATAGTCCTGAAGCTGTATGTTGGCCCACCCGCCTGTCTGAGGTGATGTTATTGCTGCGCCCGCTTGCCAAGCATACGTGTCAAACCGACCACCGAAGTCAATGCCACCTGCTGGGACCACCTCAATGACATCGTCAATTTCTAAGGTTTGGTCTAGGGAGACTTTTCGCGAAGGTTGACCGCCCGCTGTGGCTGGAGCTGGAATAGTATAGAGGTAGAAGTACTCCTCATATCC